ATCCCATTACAAACCGAGCAGACCAGAGGAATGGGGAGAGTTTAAGGTGTCCCTTTATGTTGGTCCTACTGGTACTGGAAAAACCAGGAAAGCTTTTGATGATAATCCTGAACTTTTTGAAGTACCAATCTCTAATGGTACATTATGGGTAGATGGGTATGATAAGCATCAAGTAGCATTAATTGATGACTTTGCAGGTGCAGCTTCTAAGATGACACTGACAAATACCCTCAAGTTTCTGGATAGGTATATCCGGCAAGTACCTGTCAAAGGGGCACACTGCTGGTGGATGCCTCAGCATATAATTGTGACTAGCAATTTACATCCACGCTACTGGTACAAATGGGATGGTAGAGAAGAACACTTCAACGCTCTTGCTAGAAGGTTCACAGAAGTTATTTACTTCTCTTCTCATGGTGAAGAAGAACAAATTGTGGAGGACTACTTTAATGATCGAGATCAATGGCCTCCAGTACCTGAGTTCCAAAATTTTATTCAATAAAAAAATTAAAAAAAAACTGATGTTTGAGTGTCGGGCTCTCAATGCGAAGGATTTTGCTCGCAAAATCTTTCTTCGCATCGGAGTGAGAGCTGACACGAGCATATATGAAAATATTCAGTTATATGACTTTAGCTCTAATAAGGTCCAATAATATACCCCATAAGTCACCGTGAACTAATATAAATCTCAAAAATTTGACTAAGTCGAAAACCTATGAGGTTGAAAAAATTTTCGATTTATCGGGTGGGTGTATAGTATTACCACCCACCTAACACAAGGTCGGGTTTTTCGCTGAACTAAACTAAAATTTATAAAAGCATAAATTTAAAAATGTCAAAGAGAACAGGCCGTAAGTACAAAAAGACCACCCCAAGGAGAAGAAAGTATAATAGACCCTATCCAGGTGGTTATAATCCTGTTGATGGGGGTCGAGTGACAGGGATGATCCCCAAAGTAAATTCAGGATTTACTTTACCAAAGTCCAAGCGTGTGAAACTGAAATATGGACATCATGTAGATTTTTCAAATAATCTAAGCGCTACCTATGAATGGAAGGCCAATAGTGCTTATGATCCTGATAAGACTTCTATTGGAAATCAACCACTTGGATTCGACCAGTGGGCTTCTTTTTATAGTAAGTACATAGTACATGCATCAAAATTTAAAGTTACTGTAAGTACCGGAGGGGCTCCGCTTGTATGTGGATTGTATCCAGATTATGATGGTAATGGTGGATCTATAACCATACCTCATTTGATAGACAAGCCTGAATCTACCTATATGATGGTAGCTAAAAATGATGGATCCCAATCAATGGAGTACTATTGTAAGATCCAAGATTATTTTGGTCTCTCTAAACCACTTACCTCACAGGATCTAGAATATGGTGCTCCTACTAGCACCGATCCTGATAAGACTGCCATTATGGCATTCAAAATTGAGTCATTGGATCTTAATTTGGTACAAGTGAATGCCTTATTCGAGATAACTTATTATGTCGAGTTCTATGAACCAAAAGAACTCGGTCAATCGTAAATAAAAAATTATTTTAAATTAAAATTTATTTTTTTTAATCAGAGGCTGGTCAGGTTCCGTCCCAAATGCTTCTGATCGAGATCGTTTAAGAGGCCCTCTAGTATCGTCATCTGAGCTGGACTCAAATGCGTCAAATCCAAATTCTCCCCAGGCGTCGATGAGGCCGTCGTAGTAGTCGTCCCAGAGGCCACCAAGATCTTCAGAAGGATCTTCAGAATTTGAGTCAATAATATCCCAAACGTAGAGAGGATTAAGTAAGTGTCCTGTTCCATTCTGCATGCGTTTTTGTTTGTTTTTGTGGTTTGTAAAATCTTAATTAGGGTTAAGATTCAAAGCCTGTGAAAAAACATGTCTCCGACAAAAAACCTCGCAAAATCGTGCGCATGCCCGATAAAAACTAAAATTAATAAATGTTCAAAACAAAAAGAAAAACTAGATGACCGGAAAAAATTGGTGTTTTACGCTCAACTCCGACCCTCAATCATTTGCTGACAACTTGGTGGAATTACAGCAAAGATTGAAGACTCATGTGAAATATATCTGTGGTCAAATAGAAACTGCCAGCACTGGTCAGTTACACTTCCAAGGGTACGTCCAGCTCCAAAGAAGTCAAAGGCTGAGTTATGTGAGAAATAATATTTCTGATCAAGCACACTGGGAGATTCAGAAAGCTCGATGCAATGACGATGCTAGAAATTACTGTATGAAGTCTGATACTGCTGTGGAGGACTCATTTAGAGAAGCTGGGCGATATGTAGTAGGAAAAAGGGGACAGGGTGCTCGTAACGATATTGCTGATTATGCAAAAGCAATTAAGGATGGAGCTTCAGTGAGAGATATGATCGAATCACACCCTAACCAACTAGCTCAGTATCCTAGATTCTACCACATGGTTAGATCCCATTACAAACCGAGCAGACCAGAGGAATGGGGAGAGTTTAAGGTGTCCCTTTATGTTGGTCCTACTGGTACTGGAAAAACCAGGAAAGCTTTTGA